AGGCGAGAAATCGCCTCTGTCGATGCCAGTTCCTACGGAGGGTTTATGACACCAGAAGCAAAAGTAAAAAAGAAAGTGGTCGCCGTGCTCAAGCAGCATAAAGCGTATTACTTCTACCCAGTGACAGGTGGCTATGGGCGCAGTGGTGTGCCTGATGTTATCGCGTGTTACAATGGATGCTTCATCGGTATCGAATGCAAAGCGGGAACTAACAAGCCTACGCCATTACAACAAAAGAACTTGGACGATATCCAAGCAGCAGGTGGCGTTTCATTAGTTGTCAATGAGGACAACATTTCAATTGTAGAGAAAACTCTACTTAACATGGAGAAGTAACATTATGGCTGTCAAGAAATCAGCAGTTGATAATAATAATATTCAAATTCACGAACTAAAACAGGGCGAGATCAAGCTACGCATGATTGGTCAAACGCCGCTTTACTTTAATAGTATGGGATCAAAAGCTATGCGTGATTTGTTAGCAGGGGCGCGTAAGAAAACCGCTGCCGACAAGCAAGCTATTAAACACAATCCCGAAGTTGAATATAAAGAGACTATGTATATAAAGAAGGATGGGGATACGGCTTTGTATTTCCCTGCCGCAGGGGTGAAGGGTGCTATGGCTACCGCAGCATTGGAAACCGAAGGTATCAAGAAAACATCTGTGCAGCGTTTAATTTTTCTTCCACAGTCAAAAATACAAGTATGGGGTAAGCCTTATCTCAAAATGGACATTGTCCGATCTGCCGATATGAACAGGACGCCAGATGTGCGTACCAGAGCGTATCTACCAGAATGGTGTTCGGAGATTACAATCCGTTTTGTGACACCAACTTTGAGTAAACAAGGCATCATATCACTACTTGCAAACGCAGGTCAGATCGTTGGTATAGGTGACTTCCGTCAGGAAAAGGGTCGTGGATCTTTTGGAACGTGGACAGTTGCGAGTGCCGATAACATGGCTGATTGGCAGCAAGAAGCGTGGGACAATATCACCGCACAGTCACGCGAAGTTCAAGAGTTAGCTATCGATTATCCAGAATATGCTGATCTTGAAACTTCTGAGTTGATGGAGTTTATGCAAGAAGAACGCATCAAACGTGCGGCTTAAATAATAGTTACAAGGCAGAGAGGGGCGGTTCGCCGCCCCAATCACGGGGTACGGCGGTTGAGTTGTGTTAAGTCAAGTTTAGATTGGGTGAGATGTGTTGAGTCGGTTGAGGGGAAGCAAGTCGAGGTATGGTTCGGTATGCTGAGGCATGGCGGTTGCGATTAGGTTGGATGAGGCACGGCGAGTTGTGTTATGGCGAGGCGGTTGTGGCGCGGTACGGCAGGATTCGGCGCGGTAACGTGGGGCGAGGCGGTTACGGCGGGGTAAGTCGCGGCGCGGTGAAGTACGGCGAGTTGTGGTATGGCGGTCATGATATGGTCCGTTAGGGTTCGGTATGTTTGGGCGCGATGCGGTCTGGCAAGGCGGTTTTGGATGGTTGGTTAAGGTGTGATGAGGTTAGGCAGGACGCGGTATGGCAGGGCGGTTTAGGAAGGGTATGTTCGGGTCCGTTTCGGGGGGTTTGTCAAGGCATGGCGGTCTAGGTTTGTTTCGGTATGGTCGAGTTTGGTTGAGCATGGTGGGGCGAGGCGGTCGGGGCGCGGTCGGGCGGGGTCAGTTTCGGTTCGGTTTGGCAATTAAATATAAACAAGTAGCTGTATATGGAGAACAGAATGGCTAAATTTAATAAGAAGACTAAGCAGAAAATTATTGACGGTTATTTAAACAGCAGTGGCAGGAATGCGTTTGTGCCAGAAGAGTTTGTCACGTGGTTGGCTGATAAGCCAGATCACATTGCTTATAAAGCTTTTCATGGACAGGATGAACATCTGTTGTGGCAAGCGAAGTTACAGTTAGCACGGCAGTTTGTGTCGGGCTTGCGTATTGTGGTGAAAGAAAGAATTGTACCGAGCGAGGTGCAAAACATAGAAGTGGTAGAAACACCTGTCGACAGGTCTGTAGAATACCCTGCTATGATTTCAAGGACCAGTACCCGAAGGAAGGGTGGTGGTTACGATTTCTTTGATCCAGATAGCAAGCACGACCATGAGGAGTTGCGTAAGCAGGCAGGCATCGCGCTCGCGGCATGGCTCAATAGATTTCGTGGGTGTGCAGAACATGTCAATCTGGATTTAACACCAGTCGAAGAACTTGTGCATGCGTTACGTGATGACAAACCAATCGCAGCAGAATAGCATACCACAAGAACTAGCCCTGTTTCTTAGTGAGATGGGGCTAGTCGAAGAACGTGAAGAGGTGCAGCGAGAAGAGCATGTTGCTTGGTTGCCCTCTTTCGATGGAGAAGAACCACCTTTTTAGGAGAGAACATGATTAAATACTTTACGTTTATGGTCTTAACTTATTTTGTCCAAGGCGAGCAGACAACACACAACATATTATTCCCTAGCTATGATGCTTGTAGCTATAGTAAAGAAGCTATGTATGCTATCATGGAAAACCAACATGATTCGGTGTTGATACATTGCAAGGGTACTGATGTTGCATCTAACAAACTTGTTAAACCAAGGGCAAGACCGTGATGGGTGACGAATCACTAAGCCCTGCACAGAAGTTTGAATATCGTTTCTTAAAACAACAGGTCAATACGTTGGAAGAAGAACGATATAGGTATGATGCCAGACCAAATATACAACAAGACTTGTATCGTGCGCGAGAAGAGTTAAAGTCGTTTGTCTCTAAACTTAGAACGAACGGAGTTAAAATATGAAGCGTTTCACAACTGCTGAAAAAGAATGGTTAGGATACAAGCGCAAATTAGCAAACAATAATATGAAGGTGTCGTTAGCAAAAGCACCGTGGCAGCAAGGAGAGCAGCATGACAAACATGACGAAGAAGGAAGAGAAGGTATGGGATTATCTTCTGAAAAACAGAAAAGCAGAAAACGCCGAGGTAGCAAACGCGTGTGACGTTGACATACACTTTGTAAAAAATCTTATATCACGAATTAGTTCAGAAAACTGGCGAGAAGAAGTGTCAATAAAACAAGTTTGGGATCGTGCAAAAGTACTGGACACAGCTAAAGGTTATGTCACGAAAGATCGTGCGGCAGATCATGGCGACATGGAAGATAACTTTCAGCGCATCGCCGTATACTGGAACGCACACCTTGGACTGATTGATTTCATAAAGACAGAAGACGTTGCAGCGATGATGGCACTACTAAAGATTGCTCGCATACATTCTAACTCTGCACACATGGACAACTGGGTAGATGCTTGTGGGTATCTGGCTTGTGGTGGCGAGGTCGTCAGTAAGTAATGGACGTTTATACTTTAGACTTTGAAACATATTATGCTCAAGATTACTCGCTGTCGAAGATGACAACTGAGGAGTATGTGCGTGACAAGCAGTTTGAAGTTATTGGTCTTGCCATAAAGAAGAACAATAAAGCTACAAAGTATGTAAGTGACCCAGCGCTAATCAAACGTCTACTATCACACATAGACTTCTCTGACTGTGCTATACTTTGTCATAATACTATGTTCGATGGAGCTATACTTAGTTGGCACTACGGCATAAACCCAAAGGTATGGTTTGATACAATGTGTATGGCACGTGCCCTACATGGTGTGGAGACAAGTGCATCACTTAAAGCAGTAGCCGAACGTTACGGTGTGGGTGTCAAAGGCAACGAGGTTCACAACGCCAAGGGTAAACGCCGTGCCGATTTCACTGCGGAAGAGACTGCACGGTACGGTGAGTATGCCAAGAACGATGTAGATCTGGCTTATAAATTGTTTAAGCTGATGGGGGCTAAATTCCCACGTAGCGAACTAAAGTTGATAGATCTGACCCTGCGTATGTTTATTGAGCCTACACTTGATCTGGATCTTGGACTGTTAGAGCAGCACCTTGAGGATACGAGAGACCGTAAGGACAAGTTGTTACGTGATGCAAACGTCACTGACAAGAAGGACTTGATGTCCAATCAGAAGTTTGCAGATATGCTACGAGATCTTGATGTAGAACCACCCATGAAGATCAGCGCCACGACAGGCAAGCAGACCTACGCCTTTGCTTTTTC